AAAGTAATTTGTGGATTACCAGTTAAATAAACATCTTGAGCTCCATAAGCGACAAGTTGAAGAAGACCACCACCCATTTATGCTATATTCTTTATACTATAATAGGAGAAAAAAAAGAATTAATTAAATTAATTGGAATAGGCGAGACCACCCATACCTGAAAGAATACGAAGAACATTATAATTAACAGCGTATATATATATTGAACCACTCGCCGTTGAACTATTAGTAACTGATAAAACAGCAGTATCAATTCGAGACATATTAAGAGTTCCAGAAGGTTGATGATCTTCTGGTTTTAGGGCAAATGAATAAACATTGATACCGCAATTAGCAGGAATATTTGTATGATGTTGATAAGGTTGAACATAATTGAAATATGATCCATCGCGTTCGGCAAAACGGTCATTTCCATTTAATTGAAGAAGACATTTAGAGAAGGGATTTACAGCATTATTATTAAATCCAGGTTCTACATTATAAATAATTTTAGTTAAGAAAGTAGTAGTATTATCAGTAGCAATACTATATTCGTGAATTTGTTTATCATATGCTTGTGCTGTTCCACCAATTACACTATCAGCAAGAGGGAATGATTTATCACCTTTGACAGTATAATTATACCACATATTAACATTATCATTAGTTGAATATTTTCCAACCCATACTAATTCTTTACAAGGGTGATTGAAATTTAATTTAACACGGGTGGGAGCACCAGCAGAAATCGATTCGCCTCCGGTAAATTGAAGTTGTTCAATAAGATATTCATGAGTTAATTGAGCGAATTTCCGGCGTTCATCGGTATCTAAAAAGATGTAATCGACCCATAAATTAACATTTGAAATAGCATAAGAACCATCGGCAGTTTCTGACTTGTGTGAAGTAGTATTAATTTTACATATACAATTATTTACATTCTCAAATTCAATCTTAATTTTAACTTCGTGATATTGGAGAGCGATTAAGGGAAGGGCGAGGCCGATATTGCGACAGAACCAAAATTCGAATGGAATGTATAAAGTAGCACCATATTTAGTTACATCACCATCAGCACCTACCATGAATTCCCATGCGGAACGCTTACCGATAGGAAGGGAAAGTTCATTCCATATATATAACCAATCGGCATAATGTTTATCAATTTGTTGTCCGCCAATTTCAATAGAAACAGATTTTAATAGACGAAGACCAATATAATTAACATATTTATCAGTATTAGTAAGCTGGGGAAGTTGAACTTGAAGATAGGCGCGATGAATTAAATCACCGTTGCGAGAGATTTGACAATAGACGGTATTTCCAAATCCAACGGCACCAGAGAAAGTTTGCTGAATTGCTTCCATAGCGAAATTCGTATGGCGTTTATATACAACTTTAAAAAAGGTAATTTGTGGATTACCAGTTAAATAAACATCTTGAGCTCCATAAGCGACAAGTTGAAGAAGACCACCACCCATTTATGCTATATTCTTTATACTATAATAGGAGAAAAAAAAGAAATCTTATTCAACTATATAAACATATTTATTAACATTTATTATTAGATATATGTTTAAAGATAAAACATCTAAGAAAAGAGTTCATTATAATAAAGATTTATCAACGTTAGATGCGATGCACAATAAAGTTATGAATGATTATTCTATTAAAATGGAAGAGGAGAAAAAAAATTTAAGGAGAATTAAGGAATTAGAGGAAATTTATAATAATATTAATAAACAAATTATTCAATATAATAAATCGAATGAGATAAGTGAATTTGATAATTATTATAATGATATGTGGAGCAGTAATATAAAAATTAAGGAGGAAATAATAAAACTCAAAGAAAATATAAAGAATTTAAATAATAATAATGAGATTGAATATTATGAGAAAACCAGTTATATCTTATTCAATTATTATGATATGATTGAAAAACAATCTAATATAAAGACTTATAAATATAAAAATAAGTCTATAATAGATTTATTTAATCCATCGTCGCAAACAATAGAAGAAGATGACGATAAGATTATTGAAAAAAGTTCATTAGTGGATGAATATTTAACCATTACGAATAACAATCATATTAAGAAAATTGATGAATATGAAAGTAAGGATATTTGTAGAAATTGTTCTAATCCCTTAACATGTATTCAACAAGATGCGATTATGATATGTGAGATATGTGGATTTCAAGAACCTTTATTAATAGAACAGAATAGACCAATATTAAAACAAAATACGAAAGATACTTCTCATTTTAGTTATAAGAGAATAAATCATTTTAGGGAATGGTGTAATCAGGTTCAGGGGAAAGAAAGCACAGATATTCCTAACGAGGTTTTTGAGAGAATTTTAAATGAAATTAAAAAGGAAAAAATAAATGATACGAAGAATATTTCTTATAATAAGATGAGGGAAATATTGAAGAGATTAAGAATTAATAAATATTATGAACATATTAATTATATAATTAATAGGATTAATGGAATACCTACGCCACAATTTTCACCGGAATTAGAAGAAAAATTATGTAATATGTTTAGGGATATTCAAGCGCCATTTTTAAAACATTGTCCAAAAGAACGTAAGAACTTCTTATCTTATAGTTATGTCTTATATAAATTCTTTCAAATATTAGAATTAAATGAATATCTAAAATTCTTTCAACTTCTCAAAAGTCGTGAAAAACTTTATGCGCAAGACCAAATATGGAAGAAAATATGTGAAGAGCTTAATTATAAGGTAATTCCATCTTTATAATTAAGCAGGGAAACCAACCATTCTAAAACCAGCACCAAGGCCAATACCTTGACGAGCACCAGAAGAAATTGAAGGAGATATTAAATCAAATACTGAGAAAACGGCGGCGGCAGTTAAAGCAATAACGGCTACTTCGCTTCCAGCTAATTTATTTTTAGGTAAAACATATGCGATTATAGCAACAGCTGTCGCCTCTATGAGATATTTTAATAATAATATAATGGCTGCCCAAACATCAAAAGAATACGTCGCTTCTTTCATTAATTCTTATTAATAATTATGAAGAAAATAAAAATAGATATAAGATTTTTATTATTTATTAATTAATAGGAAATGACCGAGGAAACACTTGTAACTACAAAAGAAGTTGATTATCTCGACGAAGATAAACCAATTCGTAATCAAAATTATTGTCTCCTATCTTTTTTAAGTCCCGAAGAAGTTCTTAAAAATAAAGAAGCATATTATTTTTCGAGATTTATGGATAATTTCACCAAGGATATGAGTATTCTTTTTGCTAATCTCGTAAATAAATATCCGGATGATAAAGATATGCTCAATGGTATTCGCGATAATCATTCATATATTTTTGATAGTAATGAAATGAATGAACAATATAAATTCTTTAAATCAACGAAATCAAGTGAGATTGAGGCTGAATTCCATCGTGAGAATAATTTTACTACAAGTATTCGAGGAATTAAGGTAAGAGGTGTATTTGATACCATTGATGAAGCTAAGAATAGATGTGAATTTCTTAAAAAAATTGATAATAAATTTGATATTTATATTGGTCAAGTAGGTTGCTGGTGTCCATTTTCACCAAATCCAAGTGATTTAGAAAATCAAGAATATAGCGAAACTCAATTAAATACGCTAATGAAGGAATATAAGAAGAATATGGATAGTAAGGATGAGATTTTTGATAAACGCCGAATTGATGTTATTAATTCCGCTAAGAAAAATACTGATTTAGCTACAAACCTTCAAGAGGTAGATACATGGACTGCTCGCAAATTAGAAGAAGGTCTTCTTAAGGAAGAGGTTAAGGAAGAGGTTAAAGAAGAGGTTAAAGAAGAGGTTAAATGACTATCTTACTTTTTTAAATGTTTTAAAAAATAATTTATTTTTAATTTATAAATAAATGAAAGCATTAGCAATTCTTCTTTTATTTATAGGAATGGTTTTTGTCATCAAAGGTTATTATAGTAATAAATATAAACAGATAAATGAACCGAAAGTCATCATTAAATATATTCCAAGAAGTGAATATGATGAACAAATGACACCACAAGAAAAATTAGATGATTTTTATAAAGGATTATTTGAAAAAACACAACCAAATGTTTATGATAGTAAAATAAATATAGATACTAATAATAAAGTAAAATGAATATTGGATTATTATTAACAAATGTTATAAATGATAATAATAATAAACGATTATTTCTATCAAATATTAATAAATATAAAGAAAATAAGATAAAAGAACAGGAAGAAATATTTGAAAAAAATATTTATTATAATAATAATTATCAAAAAAAAAGAGATAATAATGATGAACTTTATTTAAATTATTTTCAAAAATACACTGAATTAAAAGATAACTGGATGAAATCAAATAAAGAAAATGATTTGGAGAAATTAAAAAATCTTAAAAAACCTGAATTATTAGACGTAGATGATATTTATACATATATGTTAATTAGAAATAAGAAATTTAAGAATTAGAAAAATTCATCTTCATTACCATTTTCAGCAAAATTAAAAAACCATCCAAGAAAAGACATTACAAACCCGAATATATAATTTCTTAAATCAAGAATGTAATTAATAGCATTCATTATATTTTTAATAATTTTTGGAATAAATTCTAAATATATTGTTAAAACATGTATAAAATCTTTGAATAATGTAATTATATATATAATACTATTAATCACAAATGATACGAAGAAATTTAAATATGTTGTAAAGTTCGTTAATATATATAATAATAAATTTAAGAATGGCCTTGCGATTAATAAGAATATATTAAATAATAGCATTATTATATCGCGAGTAGCTACAAAAAATTCAACAAATAGTAATTTGCCTGACATTTTTTAATTATCTATTATTATTAAATAAATGATTACAAAAGTTTTTAAATTTAATTTTATCGCGTTTTTTTTAGCATTCTTAATTGGTATATCTTATGTCTATTTATCAGCACCTAAACAAAAGATTATTATAAAATATCCAAATCCATTTAATGCTAACAAAACTATTTATAAAAATGAGAATGATTTGTGTTATATATATGAAGTCGAAGAAAATAAATGTAGTGATAAAGCAATAGAACAACCTATTATTTAAATTATATATTAATAGAAACATGGATTTTAAAAAAATAGCGCAACGATTATTATATACTGACTTAGGACAAATTTTTTTAAGTTCTTTATTTGGAATTTTATTGGCTTTTATGTTTAGAAGAGTATGTAAAGAAAATTGTATTATATATGTTTCACCCGATAATAATGAAATTGAAAATAAGTTATTTAAAATAGGAGATAGTTGTTATAAATATAAATATAAACAAGTGGTTTGCGATGGCTCTCCTATCGAATATAATAAATCTGGCGTAATCGCAGATAATAAATTAACAGAACCTACGTATTTATCTAAATTATTTTAATTATAATTCGTATATTTCTAAGATTTAAAAATCAATTATTATTTATAAAAATGAATATGATGACATCCCTCGAAAACATACCTCTTAAAACTTCATCTACGCCTATTAATGATGATAGCGATGATCCATTAGTTAAAGATATCTTAAATGAATTTAATCAAGAAATTAATAATCAACCATCACCGCCACCTCCTCCACCACAAGCAAATAATAATTATGTTATTAATAATTCCCAAAGTTGTCCAATAAGACCACTTCCACAAAAACAAACGAATTCTTCATTATATAATGAAGATTTTTTAAGAAAATGCGCGATAATATTAATCGTAGTTGGCTTTATCTTTTCACCATTCATCTATAATTCATTCGTAGAAAAATTACCAATTCAAATATCATCTCTTTTAACTACTTATGATTTTTATTTCAAATTATTATTAACTTATGTAATCATTTACATACTTATGATTAAAAAACTAATCTAATTATAATTATGTATTATTTCATTTTTATCAAATCCTGAATAATGAACCATATCAGCATTTAGACCCTGAATTCCATAAGCATCTGGTGAAATCTTAATCTCATTATAATAATTATTATAATCATATATATTCGTTTGAGCTTTTTCTAATAATTCATTAGATATATAAGGCATTTCAATACATCCATTAATTTCATCATATTTAATATAATCATTTTCTACAATGGGCATTCTTGTATTTGAAGTTGGTTTAACATCACCAACAAAACTATCTCTTAATAAAGGTTCTTTTATATCTTCATTATTATGATTTTTATTAAAAACTTTTTGATAATGTTTGAAATATATTATTAGGAATATTATACCTATTAAAAATCCCACAAGTTCATCAACAATTATAATCGTAAATATTATAAATATTCCTATTATCATTTGATTTATTGGAGTATGTAGAACTAATGGAATATCTATATCATAAATTACAAGTGGTATTAATAATAATAATAGGATTAAACGCAATCCAATGAAAATCTCTTCCTTCATCTTATTAAATATATATAAAATTAAACTTTATTATAATTATTGTTAATATGGAAACTTATTTATCTCAAAGAGGATATGCTATTCTTAAAAATGACACGAATAAGGATATTATTTCTAATCTTAAAAAAGAATTGAATGTATCTCCTATTCTAATGTCTCCTATAAATTCCAAAGAAGGTAATAAGGAATATCCCCTATATTTGGAAAGTGATAATAAGATTTATCTTCCTAAATGTTATGGATTAGAAAAATTCGGGAAAGCTGTTAATGATAATCTTCCATCTGGTCTCGATTGCCCTAATTTGATATTCAAAGGTGCTTTAAGAGATATTCAAAAAATCCCCATTGAAAACTTCATACAATCCGCAGAAAATCCTGAAAAACTTGGTGGAATTATTAGTGTTCCTTGTGGATTTGGTAAAACTATTATGGCTATTTATGTCGCCTGTTATTTCAAGAAAAAAACCTTATTTATCTCTCATAAAGATTTCTTAAATGAACAATTTATAACAAGTGTTAAGGAATTTGTCCCATCTTGTAAAATCGGCAAAATTAAACAAAATAAGATTGATGTTGATGGTAAAGATATCGTTATAGCAACTCTTCAATCGCTTGCTTTAAGGGATTATGAACCATCTTTATTTAAAGATTTTGGTTTAGTAATTGTAGATGAATGTCATCATATTGCGAGTGAAGTTTTTTCAAGAGCATTTAGGAAAATGAATATTCGTATTTCATTAGGATTATCCGCAACTTTAAATAGGAAGGATGGATTAAGGAAGGTTTTTGAATGGTATTTGGGAAAATCCGTTTTTAATTATAAGATTGATAAGAATTCGAGTGAAATGAAAGTTCAAATTCATAAATATTTCGCATCTTCTAATGAATATTCGGCAATTAAAACCTTTTATAATGGACAACCTAATATAGTAGCATCTATTAATAATATCTGTAATTATAAACCAAGGACATTATTAATTATTGAAATTTTAAAAGGGATTTTAGAAGTTGAAAAAGATAGAAAGGTGTTGATTTTATCAGAGCGGAAAAATCAATTAAGAGATATTGAAGAAATGTTGAAAGATAATGAGATGTTTGATTATGGCTATTATGTTGGAGGAATGAAAATGAATGATTTAGATATATCGGCAACAAAACAGATAATTCTTGCTACATATCAAATGAGTAGCGAAGGTCTCAATATTCCCACATTAAATACATTAATTTTAGCAAGTCCTATTGGTGATATTCAACAATCTGTGGGAAGAATTTTGAGAGAAAAGAAGGAAAATAGGAAATATACTCCTTTATGTATTGATATATTTGATGAATTATCGGTTGTTAAATCAAAGGGTTTTAGAAGACTTAAATATTATAAAAGTAATGGATATATTATCAAAAATTTTATTGATAATCTATTTGTGAATGATACTTATGAAGAAATAAGTGATTTCAAAGATTTATTTATAAATGATGATTAAATTATTTATAAATAATAGATATGATTATTTTTTTATTATTATTTATTTTATTATTGATTTTATTTCTTATTATCAATAATGTAGATAAGACTATTTATGAAACAAAACCTATTTTAAAATCTTCATCACCATCATATATCAAATATGGAGATGAAGAAAATTTAAAAGATAATATTATAGGATATGAAAATGAATTAATGTATCAAAATAATTTAAAAGAAGGCGATTATATAAATCAATTCAAAGAACCCGAATTTATAAATATAACTAATAATCAAATTGGATTTAATCCCAAACCACGAGAACAAATGAAACAATTACCATATCCTAATATTAATTTCAAATGTTTATAAAAATAATAGAATATATATATAGATAAATGAGTGATTGTGTATTAAATGATATTTTAGACAAAATTTTAAACGAAAAAACTAATGAATTTGATACTAATACAATAAATATTATTAAAAATTTTGAGGGTGATGAACATGACAAATTTAAAATGATGATAATATCAAGATTTATAAAAAAATATGATATTTTAAATAAAATATATGATGATAATTTAAAAAAATGTATCGAAAAAATTATATTTCCAAATCCATCATATTGTTATTTAAGATTATTTAATTTATTAGTTAATATGAATTTAAGTTTATTGATTATTGTATATATATTAAATGAACAAGACGAAAAAAAAATTTTAATAAAAGATTTTAATGACGCTAAAATTAATGAAAAACTATTTATAAATTTAGAAAATTTTTCTGATAATGTTACGATTTTTAATAAACAATTGGGAAATACAACTGAATTAAATAAATTAAAATTAACTAATCGTGAATTAAATGATAATGTAATTAATATAAAATTAGATGATATAATAGATGATACAAAACATATTATTAATATTAATTTAATTAAAAGTTTAATATTAATATTAAAATATGCTAGTAATAATTTTAATATTTCCACAGATAAAAAAATAGATGAAATATATATAATTTTATATATATTAATTCATAATTTTTATACGGATGAAACTATTAAAAATTTATTTAATAGTATTATTGATAATAAAAATGGATGTGCACCAAAAAGTATATTATCATTAAATACTAATTATAAAGTTTTAAAAATAATTAAAGAAGCTATAAATAGTATAAAAAATGCTAAAATAGATATTACAAAAAATAATGAAATAAAAGATATTGGTGATATTAAAAATAATATTAATAATATAGATAATATTTATAATGAAATTGATCAATTAAACAGCAATATAAGTACTATCAAAACTACTTTTAATGATGCTGGAGCTAATGAAGTTATAACAAAACTTGAAGTTTTTTTTAATAAAATCGAAAATATTGTTCGAGGTGGTTATAATAAAAATATGAATGAATTCAAGATATTTAAAGCAAATTTTAAGCAAAATATAAAGAAGGTTTATGCGAAAAATGCGAGAGAAGGGGCGAAATTAATTGCGATGAAAATTCTTAAAGGAAATAAGAAATCTATTAAATTTACATTAATAGGGAAAAAAGAAAAAGTATATAATTATCAGGCATATACCGACGAACAAGGTAAAATTAAAATTAAAAATCAATAGCTATATTTTTCGTAGCACAGAATTTCATAAATGAATATTTAATTATATCATCTTCATATCTATCCCCAAATAATATAGCATCTTCACCAATAACTTTACTTAAATTAAGCATATCACCAGCTTGATTATTAAAAATCTCTTTATCATTCAAAGCAGATATTATACTCTTCATAAATTCTCTTTGTTTTTTCGTAAAGATTTTATTAACCTCTATACTCTCATTTAAGAAGGTTTCAAAAATCTTATACATATCTTTCGAACTATATGGAATTAAATCAATAACTTTTGGAAATCGTCGTCCAATCCCTTCATTATAAGTTAAGAAACAATTATTCATCTCTTTCTTATAACCAGCGACGATTAATACCATACAACCAATGAATTTATCTATGAAATTGATTAATTCTCCCACAGCTTCATCACTAAAACTATCTTTATGGTCTTTTTTACAAGGGGTTAAAGTATAAGCTTCATCTATAAATACCACACCTTCAAGAGTATTTGCTAACAAATTTCTGGTTTTAGGAGCCGATTGGCCAATAAATTCTCCTATAAGATTTTGTTTAGTAGCAACAACTAATTTATCAGTAACTAAAATTCCTAAATTATTCATCATGAAGGCAATTACAGATGCTAATTTGGTTTTACCACTACCCGCAGAACCAGTAAGCATAAAATTATTAAAACCTTTGAAGAAGAATTCGGGAATTTTGAAAAACATATACATGATTTTTATGAGACTAATTCTAATGTTTTCCCTGCTTGTTCCTTGAAGAGTATAAATACCATTATCTTTATTATATAAGATATTTAATAAATCTTTTCTTTTAATTTCAATATTTTTATCTAAAGAATTTGATTTAAATTCTTTTAATTTTAAATTAATATTTTTAATCATTTCCGCAATAATTTCATTTAAATTAACAGTAAAACCTTTTGTAGGGTTCATTGGATTTTTTTCTTGTTTAGCGCCTTCCCAATTAACTTTCGATAATTTCTCGTAAGTTATTTGTTTGTGTTCAAGTGCTTTTATATGTGCTTCAACAGCTCTTTTAATAAAATCATCATTTTTAATATCTTCTTCAAATTTCTTAATATTATATTCATTAACTTCAAGTTTATTAATTTTATCTTTAAGCTTTTTCAAATATTTTTCATCAACTTCTTTAATATTTAAATTAATTTGAGGGGAACCTAATTTTTCACTTGAAACCGGAATAATTAATTCTGGTTCTTTTATAACTTTCTTAGGTTCTTTATCTTTAAAATCCAATTCAATCTGTGGATATATGATACTTAATAAATCAGATCTTAATTTACTTTCAGTTTTATTATTCATAGCTTTCACAATCTTCTCTCTTTTCGTTGAATTACCAATTTCATAATAATATTTAGCAATTGATTTTAATACATAAGTAGGAACGGCATTAACTGTATTCGCATAAAAATCACCTTTAATGGATGATATAAGTGATTTAGTTATTTCATCTTTGGGAATAGCTTTAATATCAGGTAATTCATCGACAATTGTATTATTATCTTTCGCAAATAATTCATTTAATTTATTTTTATCTTGAAATAATATATATGTTAATTGTCTTCGCATATCTGCTTCATCTTTTAACTTCAAAATTTTATTAAATTCAATTTGTCTTATATCATCATCTTTATAAACCTTGTCATATAAATATTTAGTAAGCGATTTTAACATAGGAATACTTAAATTTTTCTCTCCTAACATAAAATCCTTTTCAAGTAAAAGAAGAGTTTCTCTTTTTAATTTATCTTTTGATACTGGTTTAATAACTTCATTGCCATCTTTTTCAATCCATTTAGATAATTTATCGATATTCATACATAATTCTTCTACTAATTTTTCTCGCATTTCATCTTTACCCATTTTCTGTATTACTCCATATTCATCTTTCATCTTAGGATTAATAGTTTCATAATAATATTTAGCAATTGATTTTAGCATAGGAAGAGTAATCTTCTTAGTATTCATACATTCCTTTTGAAGTAAGACAATATGTCCTTGATTTAATTGAAATTTAGGAGGCATTATTCTAAATTATCAACAGATTTTATATCTATGTTCCTATTATTAATATCTATATATTGATATTTATTTGTTCCAAATGCTCTTGAAATTCCCGTATCACAATAAAATATCTGGTTATCTATTAAGGTTATTTGAGGTAATGCCGTATGACCTAAAAACATATAATTTACACCAATTTCTTTAAATAATTCTTCGGTTCTTTCCTTATCATTCTCATTCCTATTCCATAAAATTCCATTACTTCCCAAAATAACTTCATCGAAAATCTGTTTATCTTCTAATGCTATTCTCCCATTTTCTATATAATCCTTCCATAAATAATTAATATAGAAAATGTCTTTTCCACGTTTCTTTAATAATTCTAAATGATGTAAATCAAATTTAGCATGACAAAATAATAAATCCTTAATTTTAACTATTAATGGTCTTTTTGCTAATATTAATCCAATTGAACCAGTCTTTGACTTAAATAAATCTGTTCTAAATTCATTCCTATTTTTTAAGGAAACATAAGAGAAATCGCCAATAATATTCATCAATTCATGATTTCCTATAAGAGATATTACAGAACCTCCTTTAATTCTCGCTATGTCATTTAAATGTTCCGTTAAATAAATCATTTCAAAATCACTTAATACCTACCAATTTTCATTAGACATTCTATTTAAACTATCTATTTGGTCTCCTAATTGAATTATGATGGTATTAGGAGGTTGTGCTATCCATTCAAGATTATTATTAATTATCTCGCTTTTTATAAGAATATCTTTAAATCTCTTAATATCACCATGGATATCGCCGATTATAATTATTCTATCTGTATCATTTCTATGATAGGAATAATACATTTATAATAATTTAATAAAAAAAAATGATTGTATTTAACAAAGTATATATATAATGGATGATGATTATGAAGAATATGAAAGAGAAGAATTTGTTAGATGGTTTTATAATAAAATGAATTTTGATGAATATGATGTATATATGGAGAAATTATTTGAAGAAATGGAAGAAAGACGATGGTATTATGGTTATGAAAAGGATTATTAAGAATATTTAGCCTCTAATTCTACTCTATTTTTATTATCTTCATAAATATACCATGATTTTTTATCGGCATCCCATCGAGCTCCTTTGCTTTTAGCGTAATCTTTATCGGCATATTTAACATTCAAATAAACACGAGGATTAGAAATCTTAGTCTTTTGATTATTGATTGATTTATTAGCTAATAAATCCGCATAATAATTTCCAATAGAATGTCTATCTTTATTTCCGGTATGTGCTAAAATATGTTGATATTGAATATTATATTTATTAGTTAATTCATATAATTCT